AGTGGGTCTTGCGGTCGACTTTGTGCAAGCCGAAGACATGCAAGTGTCGACTGACGTCGCGTACTTGTCCGATCACCTGGACGGTGACTGGAACGCCAATGAAATCTACATTCGCACCGATAAGCTGGGTGCAAAATTCCCGCGGCTCACTGCAAAAGACATTGAGAAAGCTGTTAAATACACGCGTCGCAAGCCAGAGCGGCAAGCGGATATGGACATGCCGGGCGCTACTTCGGCTCGCGGACAGTATGAGAAATCGACGGCAGAAACAAATTCACAGTTGCCGACATACGGACGCGTCGTTGAATTATGGGACAGGAGCGACAAACACATCAAGACGTTCATCGAAGGTGTCGATCGCTGGGCAGTAGTACCGTATACGCCGAACTATGAGACGTCACGCTTCTACCCGTATTTCTATCTCGGTTTCTTTGAAGTTGACAGCGAGCGTCACCCACAGTCTTTGAGCTGGCGGCTGAAAAAACTGCAGGATGAATACGGGTCGAAGCGCTCGAACTCGCGACTGACAGCCGAGCGCTCCGTACCTGGCGGATTGTTCGACGCCACGGGAGTTAAATCGGAAGATGTTAAAAAGATTGAAAAATCCGTACACCAGGAATGGGTCGGCATTGAATCGATGAAAGGCGACGACATTCGGAAGCTGTTCACCGAGAAGCCAGTGCCGAAAATCGATCCCTTGGTATTCGACACCAGTTCCGTGATCGCCGACATGGAACGCGTCGGTGGTGTGCAAGAAGCGCTGTCGCAGGCTGTCACAGTTGCGAAGACGGCGACCGAGGCGAAAATTCAAGACACGGGCTTTGCGTCACGTACCAGTGCCGATCGCGACTCGCTCGAAGACATGCTGCAAGACCTTGCTGAGTACACACTTGAGTTAGCAATTCAGGGTATGCCTTTAACGCAAGCGCAACGTATCGCAGGCCCGAAAGCGTTCTGGCCCGAAGGCATGGCGCAGCAGGACATCATTACGCTGGCTGAAATCGACATCGTCGCAGGTACGACTGGCAAACCTGACGAAGAGAAAGAGCGGCAGTCGTGGAGTATCTTGCTGCCGCTCATCCAGGCAATAATGAAAGAAATTCAACTTGCGCAGCTCACGGGCAATCTGCCGATGGCGATTGCGCTGCGCGAATTGCTGGCGGAGACGTTCAGGCGCCTCGACGAACGTGTTCCTGTCGACAAGTTTGTACCACAAGGCGAGCTGGCAGATTTGTCTGTGCTCGCGAATATGTTGGGCGAGTTTACCGGCGGTGGCGCCGGCGGACGCCCGGCCGCACCTGACGCTGGGCCAAAGAACGCCGCAGACGCAAACACACTGTAACCACGGAGTTTGAAAATGAGTAAAGAAAACGAGACCCCTAAAGAGGGCGACGGCACCACGGAAAATGAAAACGAAGTTGAACGCACTGAAGACGGCACCAACAAGGGGCTGTACGATGCGATCGACGCTGGGCTGTCGGAAGCTGCGGGCGAGTTGCCGAAGGAAAATGACGATGATAAAGAGGACGACGAGACTGGCGACACGCCTGATGCTGGCGCGACTGAAGACGACAAGGAAGGCGACGACAAGGAAGGCGACGACAAGAAAGGCGACGACAAGAAAGGCGACGACAAGGAAGGCGACGACAAGGAAGGCGACGACAAGGAAGGCGACGACACAGCTGACCCAATCAACGACCCAATCCCCGAATCAACCAACGAGCAGACGGCCAAACGCATTCAGTCGCTGATCGGGCTCGCCAAGCAGAATGACAAAGCGGCGGAAGAGCGTGACGTACTGGTCAACGAAATCGTCGACACTGGCGCCGACGCAGAACAGTACGCCATGACCCTTGGTTTCCTGAAGCTGTACAACAGCGAGAGCGTCGACGACAAAAAGAAAGCGCTCAACATCATCAAAGGAATGGAGCACGAACTGGCGCTGGAAGTCGGTGAAGGTGAGTCAGTTGTGAACTATCTGGATCACGACGACCTGGCTGCTGAAGTGGAAAACGAAACTCTGACGGCGAAGCGAGCCAATGAAATTGCAGCCGCGCGCGCAAAAGAGAAACTGGATCAGACCAAAGCTGAACAGAAAACCGAGCGCGATGAGAATAAAACACGTACCCAGGAGCTTACGGCGACTGGTACACGCCAGCTGAATGAGTTCGAGGACTCCATAAAAACCGATCCGAACTACGCGAAACTGCGCCCGGCTTTCGTGAAACTGCTGCGCCCTATTGTCAACAATACGCACCCAACAAAGTGGGGTGAGGCTGCAGCAGAAGTGTGGAAAAACATGAAAGAGCTTGCGCCAGCGGGGCCTGCAAACGATCCAGAGTCAGACCCAGAAGCAGGCAAACCAGCGCCGCAAAACGAACCGCTGCGCCCGAAAGGCGGCGACGGCGGTGGCTCCGGAGCTGACGTCGAAGCTGAAGCCGGCAGTGCGCTGGACGCACTGAACCAAGGTATTGCGAACGCGGCACGATGATTCACCCGCTGTTGACTCGGGCCATACCCAAAGCTGAGCCGGGCAAACCTAAAAACGACCCGCAACGTTCGTGTGTCTACATGCTCGAGCGCGAGCTTGCGGGTTGCTCGGTTTACCACGCTGCTAGACGAGACGATTTGCTGGGAGTACTGGAACACGCGTGCAGGTACTATAAAATAGCACCGCCTGTACTGCGCATATACCGTGACAACAAATCCAAAGAGTTCGGGTTTCACGCGTACACACTTGGTGAGCCACCACGGAGAGCGAGCATCAACCTTAACGCGGCTTACCACGGAGCTAACCTGTTCACTCTGCTGCACGAGTTGGCGCACCACATTGTTGACTTCACGTGGAGCGAGCAGAACGGTAAACACACGCCAGAGTTTGTTGGTGTTTTCATGCACTTGCTGCACAAGTACAAAATAATGCCTGAAGACGCGTTTCGTGTGGTCGCTGCGCGCAAGAAGATTCAAATAGCTGACAAATACTTACCGAGCGAAATAAGAGGCTTGACACGAGCAGAAAGCTGCTCGTAATATGGGCCGCACAATAGCTCACGCTATGCTGTAAGCCGGTTTCGCACCCGGTAGCACTGTTTCCAGGGGTCGTGTCCTGAAGCGTGGAAATTCGTAACCAATCGAAAGAGGACACGACCAATGCCTTTTAACGCAGAACAGCTCGCTTATGGCGGGCGCGCTGCCATCGATTTCTACCTGAAAAACGATCCGATCGATCAGGTGAACACGGCGCATCCGTTGTTTGACAAACTTGTCAGCAACCGGAAGCCGTACGGTGGCGGCAAACAGTACGTGGTCGAACAAATTCGTGAGTCAAACGATAGCAATTTCCAAGGCTTCTTCGGCGACTCCACGGTCACGTACAATCGCAAGCGTACCCTGAACCAAGCGCAGTATGAGTACGGCGCCTTCCACGACGGCTTCGGCTTGAGTGAAGACGAGCTGGTTCAGAACGGTATCACGATGACTGACGACCGCAGCCCGACGCCTTCGGACTCCGAGAAAGTTCAGCTGACCAATCTCATCGAAGAGAACATGGAAACGCTGAAGCTCGGCTTCACTGAAGGCATGGACAAAATGCTGCATCGTGACGGCACGCAAAGTTCGCTGGAAATCGCGGGTCTCGACTCGCTGATTGCAGTGGACCCAACGACCGGCACAGTCGGCGGCATCGACGCTTCGGCCAAAACTTACTGGCGCAATGCTGTTTCACTCAACATTGCCCAGGCGAACCTTATCACCCAGATGGAAACTCAATGGCGCAACTGCGTACGCTACGGCGGCCAGTCCCCTGACTTCATCCTGGCAGGTGAGACGTTCATCGACATTTACCGAGCAGCTGCAAGCTCCGAAATTGACCGAGAGCTGCGCGTTTCCGGACGTGGTCCGGCAAACCTTGACGCGTCCGTTGGTCAGGGCACGCGCACGGGGCTGTTCTTCAAAGGTGTCGAAATTATCTGGGACCCGGTCTTCACGGTGCTTGATACCGAAGACTCTCCGACGCAGGAATGGGATTCGCGTTGTTACTTCATTAACACGCGCCACCTGAAACTGCGCCCGATTAAGGGTCACTGGATGGTAGGCCGCAAACCGCCTCGCGTATACGACCGCTACGTCCAGTATTGGGCGACCACGGCTCGTTGCGCAATGACGACCGGCAAGCGCAGAGCACACGCGCTGCTGACCGTCACCGGCCCGATCGTGACTGGGAAAC